TGGTGGTGATAATGATACTCCTCCTACTCCAGAAACACCTCAACAAAGAGCTGAAAGATTAGCAGCAGTAGAAAGACCTACTATTGCAGACCCTAAAGAAGTTGAACTTGGTCCAGATGTAACAACTCAACAAATTGGAACAAGAGAAGGTATAGATGCTAAAACTGCTTCTGTAAAAGCTATGGGAGATGCGGCACAAGGAACTATTAAACAGACAGATGCTCCTGATGATATTACTACTTCTACTTTTGACGCTACTAAAGTTGGTGAAGATGTAAACATAGATGCTGCAACTGGAACTGTAAGTAGAGAAGCTGTAGTAGGTGAAAAAACTTTAACAGAAACAGGCGGTCCAGCACAGATTAGTGATGCTGAAGCTGCTAAAGGAATGACAGCAGATGTTACTGGAACTCTTGGTGCTGATTCTCTTGCAAAGGGTGCTAAAGGAACAGGTCCAGAAACTGTTGCTGATGTAACAGACATAGATGCTACTACAAGACAAGCACAAACAATAGGTCAAGGAGAGCTAAATAAATTAAATGCTTTAGCACAAGAAAGAGGAGTTAATTTAACTGACCTTCCCGAATACAAAACAGCTACTTCAAGAGTAGCACAAACTGGAACAGCTGCTACAGGTATTGCAGGAACTGTTCAAGGTGTTGAAAGAGAAACTGCTGCAAATGCAGAATATTTTGCTGCAGACTTTACACCACAAGCAAACAATGTAGAGATTGATGATATACCTGCATTTAAAACAGCTTCACAAAGAACAGCTCAAGTTGGAGAAGCTGCAACACGAATAGCTAATGAGTTAGGAACTGCACCTTCAGTAGACTTAGAAGGTCGTGAAGCTATTACAGGTACTGCACCTCAAGGTGATGCTTCTCAAATAGGCGGCATACCTACAATGGCTGCTGCGTCAATGGAAGCAGTCACTGGTAAAGAAAGAACAGTAGCTGCCGCAGACATGATGGCAGTTGTTGGTAATGTACCAGAACCAATTACAGCTGCAATAGCAGAAGACCCAGCAACTGTAGAAGCTCAAGTAGATTCAAACCCTGTTGAAGTAAACGCAGCAATCGCAGCACTTCCTCAAGAAGCTTTAGTATCTACACAGATGTCATCTTTACTTGCTGGTATGGAAGACGGAGAAACTCCACTATGGGCTAGACCCGCAGTTGATGCAATTAATCAACAAATGGCTTCCAGAGGATTACAAGCTTCCACAGTAGGAAGAGATGCATTGTTTAATGCAATCATACAGAGTGCTCTTCCAATGGCTCAAAGCAATGCACAGGCTTTACAAGCAAGAGCAGCTCAAAATTTATCTAATGACCAACAAGCTAACTTGCAACAAGCTCAGTCTAGTATGCAACTTAGAATGCAAAATCTATCTAACAGACAAACAGCTGCTTCGCAGACTGCACAGATGGCTCAACAGATTGCTGTACAACAAGGTACTTTTAATGAAAGTGCTGTACAACAAACTGCTAGTAATAGACAACAAGTTAGAATGCAGAACATTCAGAACGAACAAGCAATGGCTTCTCAAGAATCTGCACAAAGACAACAAGCAGCAATATCTACATTAAATGTTAATGCTCAAATGGACTTGGCAAATCTACAAGCTTTAAATGCAGCCGGTAGTCAGAACATGTCTTCAGAGCAACAAGCTAAATTACAAAGTTATAATGCTCAAATAAATAAAGTAATGCGTCAAGCAGACCTGAATCAAGATATGGAAAAAGCCAATCTTTCAGGTGAGCTTCAGGTTGAGATGCAAAGAATTTCTGAAATGAATGCAGCTGCTAAAGACACAATGACAGCAGAGCAAACAGAAAGACTTACAAATATACAAACTCTTATAGATTTTAGAAAGACTGACGCTAATTTTGCACAGCAAATGGACTTGGCTAACATGTCCAATGAACAGCAGATTGAACTTGCTAACTTACAAGAAAGAGCTGCTACAGATACTGCAAACTTTTCAGCAGAGAATCAATTTAGATTATCTGAGTTAAACGCTAAGGTTCAAAGGTCTACAAGACAAGCAGAGCTTAACTCTCGTATGGAAGAAGTTAATCTTGATGCTAGTTTAAAAGTAGAATTAGCTGAACTATCAGAACGTAATACTACATCTAGAGCTAATATGAGTTCTGACCAACAAATGAGGTTGGCTAACTTACAAAACTTAGTAGACTTTAGAAAAACTAATGCAGCTATGGCACAGCAAATGGACTTAGCTAATTTAGGTAATGAACAACAGATGGAACTTGCAAATCTTTCTGAAAGAAGCTCAACTGATGCAGCTAACTTTACAGAAGAAAATAGATTTAGAATGCAAGAGTTAAATACTCATGTTCAAATTATGTCTCAAAATGAACAGCTAAAACAAAATGCTGATATGGCTAAGTTAAGCATGAATGAAAAAGTTGCTCTTGCTAACTTAACAGCTAAGAACCAAGCAGATAGTGAAAGCATGACTGCTGAAAATCAAATTGAATTAGCTAACTATAATAAAAAGATTAGTGCTGCTCAAACTAACGCACAGTTAGCACAACAGTTAGGACTAGCAGAACTTAGTAATGACCAACAAGCTGCAATGAACAATGCACAGGTCAATGCTAATATGGATATGGCAAACTTTAATGCTGACCAGCAAAAAGCTTTAGCCGACAGTAAGTTTATGCAGACTGTACAGATAACTAATATGGACGCTAGACAACAATCTATTATGCAAAATGCTACAGCACAAGCATCTTTAGACTTAGCAAACTTATCTACTCAAGAAAGACTAGCTGCAGAAAATGCTAGAAACTTTTTACAAATGGATATGGCTAATCTTAGTAATGAGCAACAAGCTAATATGCTAACAGCTCAACAAGAACAACAAAGAATATTAAGTAATCAAGCTGCTGATAATGCATCTAAACAATTTAATGCTGCTAGTGAAAATCAAACAGAACAGTTTATGACTGGACTAGCTTCACAGGTTGAAATGAATAATACTCAACAAGCAAATGCAATGGAACAGTTTAATACTCAACAAAAGAATGCTCAGAAAGCTATGGAGTTTCAAGTAGGTGCTGATTTAGAAAAAGCAAATGCTAGTATGGTAAACAACATTAATCAATTTAATTCTTCTCAAGAGTTTGCTAGAGACCAGTGGAATGCTCAGAATGCTCAAGCTGTAGAACAATCTAATGTAGCTTGGAGACGACAAGCAAATACTATTAATACTGCTGCTGCAAACCAAGTGGCTATGAAAAATGCAGAAATGGTTTACAATACAAGTAGTCAAGCTCAATCATTTTTATGGCAACAATTAAGAGACGAAGCTAACTATACATGGCAGTCAGGTGAAAATGAAGAAAATAGAAAGGCTCAACTTTATGCACAAGCAATAGCTAATGAAGGTGGGTCTGCAGAAAACTGGAGCAGTAACGTAAGTTCTGTTGGTAATTTAATTAAATCATTATTTGGCGGATAAGTAAAAGGAGAATATTATGGGATGGCTAAGAAAAAAAGCAAAGCAAATTGGTAAAGCTATAAAAAAAATAGGTAAAGGTATTAAAAAAGTAATGGGTAAAATTATGAAACCTTTTGCTAAACTTGGAATAGTTGGACAAATTGCTATGGGATTTATCATGCCTTGGGCTGCAGGTGCGGTCTGGCAAGGCTTAACAGGCACTGCATTTAGTATGGGAAGCTTTGGAACTGTTGCAAGTGGGTTAGCTAAAAGTTCAAACTTATTTGCTAAAGCAGCTGGTAAATTAATGCAAGGTGTACATTGGGGAGCTACTAAAATTCAAGGAGCATATAATACTATTACAGGTGCTATAGGTGACGGATTTAAAACAATTAAAACTAAAGCTCAAGAAATGTTTGGTATTCAAGCAGACCCTTCTGACCTTATTAAGAATGCTCCGGATATGAAAGAGTTTGATTTTACTACTAATATAGCTGAAAAAGCTGCAGAAAGTGTAGCAAATCCTTTAACTATGGAACAACAAATAGCTCAAAACGTAACTCCGGAAGCTATACTAGGAGACAAGGTTGTTGAAGAAGCAGCTGAAAAAACATTTTTTGAAAAAGCTAAAGAAAAAGTTCAAGATAAAGTTATAGGTCAAGTAGGAACTTCTTTAGCTACTAAAATAGATAATACTATTAACCCAACAATAGACTATCCACAAGGTTCTAATCAAGTCCTTACAGATTTTTTAAGCTTAGGTCCACAACAAGCTTATACTAAATATAACGAAACAGATATTTCTCAACTAGCAAATCAAAATACTATGTTGTCAAACTCTGGAGGTTTGTATGCTAATATGAATCATGCTATTCAAACACAAACTTCTTTTGGAGATGATGTTTGGTTAAACTATATGCAAGGTGCTAGATAATGGAAGAAAATATGATGCAACAAGGAACTAATCAAGAAGGATTAGAATATTTATCTACTAGTGGTAGACCTGTTCCCGGCTCGTCACTTACTAATAATCCTGAAACTCCTTTTCCTTGGGAAGGACCAACTCAGTATGTAGAATTAGAACCAGCACAAGACGCTATATTTTTAGAAATTACTCAACCAGAAGCTTATCATTCTCTTATGGATTTAATTAGAAATGATTTACCAATAGGTAACGTAGCTCAAATAATTCTTAGAGATGGTTTTCAAAAAGGAATGTGGAATCCTGATTTAATGGTTTTATTAATAGAACCTGTTATGTATATGTTAATTGGTCTAGCTGAAAAAGCTGGTATTCACGATTACATTACATATCAAGATGAAGAAAAAGAAGACGGTGACGATGATGAAGGTTTACAGTTAGAAGGAATAGAAAAAGCTATGGAAATTGCACAAGAAAGAATAGTTCCAAAAGCTAAGGCAGGAGTACTACCTAAAGTTATAGAAGATAAACTTGAAAACTTTGAAGCTCCTAAACAAAAAAGTTTATTAGAAAAACCAAAAGAAGATGTACAGCCTAAAAGTTTATTAGGTAAAGGAGAAGAATAATGTCTATTGAAACACTAGGAGAATCCCTTCTAAGTCAAGCAAAATCAAAGCGTAAAAAGCAAGAAAAACGAGCTAAACTTTTTACAGGTGTAATGCTTGGAGTACAAGTAGGAAATGCTATTCTTAGGAAAAAAGCTAAAGAAAGAGCTAATGAATTTTGGGCTAGTAATCAAGGAGTTTTAAATCAACGGGCTAATCAATTTGAAAAGGGAGTTGGTTTTTGGGATAAACATAACACTTTAATGAACTCTAAAGGAATAGCTGGTGGTGGTAATTGGAAAGACGCTTATAAAGAAGAATTATATAAAACATATATAGATAGAGATTTAGGTGGTACAAAGCCTAAAGACATGATTAAGTTTAAACAAAATGTAGATTCTAAAATTCAAGATGATTTAAAAGCTTATGAAGAAAAATTAGAAGTTTATAAAAACTTTAAAAATATTCCTAGTACTGGAAGAACTGCTTCTAAAACTGCATACGTTAAAACTCTTCGTGATAAACTAGAAAAAAGTGCTTCTACAATTTCTAAAAGAGATAGCATTGGAGGCTATTTACTTTCTCAAGTAGGTATAAATAAAAAACCAGATATGCAAACTACTACTATGTTAGATGGAGAATCTATAATGACTGCAGGAGGACTATCTGCTGAAGAAAGAAAACAGCTTATGACTGAGTTTAAACAAGCTAATTTATTAGAAAAAAATGTAAGTTTATCAGAGGCTTCATCTAAGTATCAACCTATGTCAGAAGAAGAAATTAAATCTTTTATGCCTGAAGGAACTACTTCTGTAAAACCTATAACTAGTCATGCTACTTCTTTTGGAAAAGCTATATCTGAAGATAATATTAGAAGACAAGAGAGTTTATTAAATGAATATAGGTATACATATGACGGAAAAGAAGAGCAAACTGTTAGAAAAATATATGAATCTATTGCAAAAAATGACTCTCAACAAGCAGCAACAATTTTCTACAATGATGTTCTTACAGTTTCAAGAGATTTACAAGTAGCATATGAAGCAGACCCAGACACTACTGATGTTAAAGACGCTGAATATTTTGTAGATTTAGCAATCAAAGAAGTTCTTCCTAAGCCTCGTAATGAAGGTTCTTCTTTTAATTTGCAAACTGATATTGAGGTATTTAATCCAGAAACCGGAGAAGTTGAAACAAAAAAAGCTGGTGCTATTGTAAACACTTTTAAAGGTTTAACTAAAGAAAAAGCATTAAACGAATTAAAATTATATAAAAATAATTTTGAAACTGTTTATCCAGACCTTGTTGATTATTTAGAAACTTTTGTAAATGATACTTATGCTAATGAAGAAGATAATATTCCTTCTATATTTAGTAAAAACCCCGGAGTTCGTGGAGGATTGACTGGAAATCTACCTTATGGAGCAGGTTAAATGCAAGTACAAGTAGACAACGATTTTTTTAATAAATTTAAAAATATAGAATCTTTAAATGTTCCTGAAACAGAAGAAGAAAAAAAGAAAAGAGAAGAAGAAGAAAAAAGAAAAAAAGAAGAAGAACTTTTAAAATCTATACAACAAACTCAAGAAATTAATTTAGAAACAAAGTCTGAAGAATTTGTTGTTCCAGAAAATAGCGTAGCTGTAGACAATAAATTTTTTAATAATTTTAAAAATATAGAAGATGATGAAAACATTGACTATACTAAATTAGGAGAAGAAATAAGCACAACTAGAAAAATACAATATGGTGCTAGACAAGAGCCTATGATTGCAGGTAGTGCTTTTAGACTTTTAAAAGCTGGAGCAGCTGCTATTTCACCTAACGAAACTTTTAATGAAGCTGTAAAAAGAATAGAAAATGAAAGACAAGAAAAAATATTAAAAGACTATCCGGAGTTTAGGGGAAAAAAAGAAGATTTAACAGTAATGAGTGGAAGAATGGGAACTGCTGTTGCAGACCCAGTTACTTTTTTTATTCCTTGGGCTAAAGTTGCTAAGGCTGGTAAGATAGCTAGTATGACTACTGGAGCTGTTGTAGCTTCTACAGACGCAGCACTACGTGAAAAAACTTTACATGGAGATGTTAGTTTAGGATATGTAGGTCTTAGTGCTGTACTAGGAGGAGCAAGTTCTGGTCTAGGAGATGTAATAGCACGAAGATTGAATATAAAAAATAATCCTGAAAAAGTTTTAACTATAGATTCTAAAGGAAATAAAATATTACAAGATTTAAAAAATACTGATTTGCCCATGGTAGGACCGCTACCTAAAGAAATACAAGACGCACTACAAGAAATTTCAGAAGAAACATATACTATTAGTATGCCTTTTATTAATTCTTTTAAAGATGATGTTGGGTTTCTAGGTCAAAAATATACTGAAAAAGATTTAATTTTTAGTGAAATTCGTAGATTGACAGATGAATTAAAATCTAGTAGTAATTTAAAAAAATTAGAAGATATAAAACAAGCTAATATTATACAAGGAAATCTTCCGTTTAGTTTAGATGGTAAAATATCAAGCCCTTCTAGAACAATAAAATTATCACAACTTGATGTTATAAAAAAGAAAAAAGAATTATTAGATTATCAAAAACAATTACCAGTAGTTCAAAAAGAAATAGATGACCTTTTGTTTGTAAAAACTCCTACAAATATTGCAAACGTAGGTTTTAATTCTTTAATACAGGCTCAGAAAGCAGGTGTTCTTGAGGGAACTATAGGAAGTAATTTAGTAAGAGCTATGTTACACGAAACAGTTCGTCCACTTATGGGTGCAGGAATTGGAGGTAGTATTGCATTAATTGCTTCAGATGGTGCAGATGATGATGCTTTAAATAACATGATTATTACTGGAGCTGTTTTAGGTTTTATGGGTAAAAGAATAGAAAACAGTTCTTATAAAATAAAACCTAGTATATTATCCGCTTTTAAAGATGAGTCTGAAAAAATTGTTAGAAGAAATTTTAGGACTTATTTAAAACAATTATTAGCTGGTGGTAATGCTATGAAAGGAATGGCTATGAGTACTCCTGTTCAAAACTTTACAAGAGACACGTTAAAAATTCATACAACTCGACTTGCAGCTGACGATGTTGTAGGAGAGTCAGTAGAGTCTTTAACACAGATTAGTCAAGATTTTTATAGAAAAGCTTTATATGATATCACTGGTCTTGCAGATGATGTTACTGTAATGACAGCAGGTAGAATAGTACAACAGAAAGATATGCCGCCTACTTCTAAGTTTACTTTTTTAGAAAAAGGAGATTTAGAAAATAAAGAAGCTTTAGAGATGGCTAATAAATTAATTGCTTTAAATAAATCTTTTGAAAAATATGTTTCTAAAACAGGAGTTTTGTATAGAAAACAAGAGGCTTATGGTCTTACTCAAATTATAGATGAAGACGCTGTTAAAGCATTAGGTAGAGAAGAAGCTATTGAAATACTTGCAGGTTCTTTTAAAATACAAGCTTTAAATAATCCTACAAATCCTAGAAAAATAACAGATGAAAAAGCTAGAAAAACTGCAGAAAATTATTTAAATAAATCTGATAATATTAGAAGACAGGCAATTATAGATTCAAATGAAATAGAAAAACAAATAACAAAATCTGTTAAAGGCACTTTAGATAGTTCTAAGGGAAACACTATTATTAGTAATGCTAGATTTTTTCAAAACGAAAGAACTTTGTATGACCAAGAAGCTAGAGCAGCCGCTAAGAAATTATTTATACAAGACCCTGAGTATACTAATATTCAACTTTTTGAAAATACCGTGCCGGTAGCAGAGTTTGCTAGAAGGTTTGGTGCAAATGGACAAGGATTAAAAAAAGTATTTCAAGATATTAAAACTTATTACAGTCAGTTTGGAGATATTACAGCTAATAAAGGTTTAATAAATTTAGTCGAAACTGATATGAAACAAGTATCAAATACTGTTAATTCTCTTTTTAAGGTTCACGGAATAGATTCTGCAAGAGGCGGAGAAGGTCTTAAAACTACTGTACTAGCTTTACAAACTTTATTAGCCACTACAAAATTAACAAAAGTTGCACTTCCGTCTATAGGCGATACTATTCAGGTAATGAACAATAGTGGGTACAGTGCAGCTTGGAACTCTTTTACTTTACAAATAAGACAAAGAGGATTAACTGCTAATAAACCTTCTGCCTCTTTAGCACAAAGAACCTCTGATGATTATGATGGTTTATTTGGAAGAGAATTTAAAAATAGAAGATATAATGGTGCTCTTCAAAGAGAACTTAGTGATTTTGGAATGTCAGGAACTACACAAAATCAAAAAAGACTTTTACAATTACAAGAAAGATTTTTTGAAACTGTGCAGCTAGGTCGTATTACTAGGTATGCTAGAGAGTTTGCATTTGATGCAGGTTCGTTTAGAGCTTTTGACCTTGGTAAAAAAACAAAATTTAGTACAGCAAGAAAAAGAGAATTAAGCGAACTAGGATTAAGTGTAGAAAATGTTAAATACTTAGGTAAATTTAAAAGTATGGACGATGCTTATGCTGATACTACAGGTAAAATATTGTTAGAAAGAGCAGGAAGAAAGGCTTCTGCTAGAGACGCTATTGTTCCAGAAATAGGAAACAGAAGATTGTTTTCTCAATCTAATGACCCTATGATTAAATTTGCGGGTAGTTTTTTATCTTGGGCACAGGGTAAAGCACAACAAACAAACGGATTAGTTCGGAGGATGGAAGATGGAGATGCTAAATTAGCTTTGTTAATAATGGCAAGTTTACCCATGTATGCAACTATAAGACAAGCTCAAATAGGAATGAATCCTAATAAAAAATATAGAGATGAAATGGGTAAACCTTTTGAAAACGAAGAAAATTTTAAAAAAATGATTGGTGATACAGTTATGTTTTCAGGTAATGTTCCTTGGTGGATAGATAAAGCTGTTCAAAATATTAGATATGTACAATCTAGTGCTATAGAAAATATATATCCTATTGTAGGGTTATTACAAGATTTAATATCTGGAGGGATTGATTTAGTAACTGGTAAACCTAGAGAGGGTACAGTAGAAGTTGTTGAAAATATAATACCTTTTGCTAAAGAAGTTACTAGACGAGAAGGAGTAGGAGAAGCAATAGGATTAGATAGTAATATTTATGAAGCAGCTAAAATAAAAGATAAAGACATTATAGCTAGACCTACTTACTCAGAAGGCGGTATAGTAAAGGGCAAAGACGATGTACCTTATACAGAAGATAACGCAATAGATAGGACAGACAAATTTACAGGGCAGTCTTACTCAGACAACGCAGGAATTAAAAAACAACTCATTGAGTTAGGATTGATAAAATGAACATAGAGTTATGTAAAGAACAAATTAAAAGACACGAAGGCGAAGTCCTTGAAATATATGAAGATAGTCTAGGATATAAAACTTTAGGAGTTGGACACCTGTGTCAACCCAATGACCCTGAA